GCTGGGTTATCACCACCACCGAATGTAGCAGTTTCTACTTTAGGCTTGTATCCGCTTACTTTGCGGATCTTGATAAAGATATGCGCTTCTGCTGTGCCGATTGTAACAGCCAAGTCAGAAGTGTTGTTTGTTGTATCAGCAAAACCTTGACCTTGGAAATCTAGAACACCGCTGTTTTCTGGAGCGAATGTCATTAGAGGTTGGGCATTGCGAGTAACAGTAATTGCTGATGTCAGTAAGCCCGATACCATGTAACCAGTGATGTTTGCTACCTGAGTAGCGCCATCTAGTTCTTGAGAGCCAGCAAGACAATCAGTTGCCAACGTAATGTTAGCAGTACCTGATGTGCCACCAACCTTGATGATAGTCTCAAGGTTTGTATTTTTTAGAATTGTTTTTGTGACAGCCATGGCTTATCCTTATAGTTGTCTGACTACTGCCAGGAAATTATCAGTACTTTCGCGCATGTACTCAATAATCTCTTCCTTATGATTAGACTTATTTAGTAGTGTCGCAATCTTCGTTACAGTCTCTTCGCTAATGGCAACTTGTTTACCATCATTCAACTTGAAGTCAATCTTGTCTTCAAAGATGTTAGAAGTTTTGTATGTTGTTCTCATCTCAAGGAGAACTGGGTCGATTGTAAATACTTTAGACGAGGCAAGAGTAAGATATGATTCTACTAATTTTGTTGTAATCTTAGTGTCGTGGTGTTTCTTAATGATGCCTGCTAGTTTGGTTTCTGAGATGTCTTCGTATAGTTTGATTTTAGTTTTACTTGCTAATTCTTGTACTTCTACGTATCTCTTGGCCTCGTCTAAAGAATCTACTGATTCTGCTAGAATGCCGTTGACGAAAAACTCGCCCTCAGCGTTCTCAATGATTTGGTGGTCGTAATGCGACGAGACAGAAACTACGTTTCCGTAGTTTCCTTTGTCACTATACAATTTCTTTACAAAATCATTCAGCTTCATTTGCTTCTTCTGTCTCTTCTTCTTCTACTTCAGCAACTGGGTTGAAGTAACTGTTGGCAACTTCTTGACGCTGTACGTCAATGCGATCGGCAATGCGGTTGGTCATTAGGTTGCTAAAAATCTTCTCTGATTCAACTGGATTTTCATCGATGATAGAATCAATTAGGTCTCTGATATCTTGGTCCATTATTTGGCTCCTTGTTGGTTAGTTGGCGACGCCTCTTGAGTTTCAGGTGGCGCGTTCTTTTGTAGGTATACCTGTTGGGCTGTCTGTGTCACACCAGCTAGAGTGCCTTGGTGATCAGCTAGATCCATGTCAGTATCGCGTTCAGTTTCAATTTGCTTTTCGATCTCTTCAATCTCTTCGTCATTCATACGTAGGATCTTAGATTGGATGTATTGTTTAGAATAGTATTTTCCAACAAATGGGTCCATTGCTGTAATCATAGCAACACGACCGTTGATAATTTCAGATTCTTTAAGTTCAGCGTAGTAGTTGTCTTTCTTGAAGTCGAAGCGAATAAGAGAAGCAAGTTCATCCCACTCTTCTTCACGAATAACACCCTTAACAACCAACTGAACACGCAGAATGTTCAAGAACAACTGTGAGAAGCGCATACGTAGTCTATCAATAAACTTCGCAAACTTAACTTCATCACGGGAAATTTCAGAACCACGTCCAAGGTTGAAACCACCACCGTCTTGCTCTTGGCGAGACATAGGCACGTTCAATGCTTGATACAATTTCTTCTTAAAGTACTGGACGTCTTCTAGTTGACCCAATGATTGGCCGCCTGGAAGTGTAGTAATTTCAGTACCCTTACCACCTTCGCGACGAGGCATCCAGAAGTCCTCAAGCATAGACATATGCTTACGGTCGTCTTTAATCTCACCAGTGTTAGCATCGTAAACAAGTTTATTACGATACTTATTCATGATGTCACGAATGTATTGTTCTGCTTTGATTTTTGGTAAGTTACCTACGTCGATGTAGAAAATACGACGTTCAGGCGCACGGCTTACACGATAAATGACCAACGAGTCTTCAATCATTTTCAATTGATTCGTTGGTTTAATTGCTTTGTGTAGGTGGCTAAGAACCATATTCTTACCCAAGTCTACTAGACCAGAAGTAGCTGAAACAACAGAGTCAGCCGAAAGGCGTGTACCTTGTTGAGTAGAAGTAATCACACCCTTTTCATTGTAGATGTAATACTCTTTGGTCTGTTTAATGACGTCTGTGCCAGTAGAACGATCGCGTTCTTTGACAACTTCTTTAACCTTGCGGATCTTAAGAGCATCTACATATCGTAGCTCTTTGATACCGTCTTTAGGGTTCTCTGGATCAAGCAACACCTGATAGTGCGTACGACCATCGACATACCATGTACGGAAAATGTCATGACCCTTGATATGAAAACCAAGCAAACCTAGGACATTATCAAACTCTTGGTGGAAGATTGTCTTCACATTGTCCGAGAGTTTGATGTTGTCTAGATTCAACTGAACTGGCTTTTCGTTGCCTTCGACTACGATTGCTTCGTTGATAATATCTTCAACGGCAGCGTCGACTTCAACGAAGCCAGAAATTTCACGATACTTCTTGATGAGATCGGTGTCGCTTTGGATAACAGTGTCCATGTTGAGAGTCTGGGCATAGTAACCAGCCTGACTCGCAACAAGGGTAGAACCATCTTCAACCGTAGGATTAACTACTGATTCAAGATAGTCCTCTTGCTTCTTACGCTTAATCTCAAAACCAAAAAATTGCATACTATCTCCACTCACTCAATAATTACAGATTCAACGGTACGTTAATTCCACCAATGTTGATATTAGTAGAACCAGTGATCAAGCCACCGAATCCATTTGTGCTAGACTCAGATGTCCAGTAGTTGTATTGGAAGGTTGTTGTGAACTCTTCAATCTGGTTGTTTGTATCGAAGTTCAATTCGATAGCAGACACTTCAGTTGGGTAAGCATCAACAAACTTATAGTGCTTAACTGGAGCGCCGTTGCGATCCAATTGATACACGTCCAAGTCAACTTGGTACTGAGTAGGTGCCAAACGACCTGTGTTATTAGCCACGTCGTTGATACCATTCATCCACGCCTCCATTGCGTTACGCAATGCGAAGTCGTTGTCGTTAAGAATAGTAATTGTCCATGGGGCGAACGTACGCTCACCAGCCAAGTTTACTTGGCGACCACGGAAGTTTACTGGTGTATTGTCGATGGTTGAGCCTGGAAGCTGCGCGCCTTTACATACGAATTGCGCTTTGCTGCTCAGTAGTGCTCCACCTGCCACATAAGTTGGGAATGTTAGTTGTACGAAGAACTGGTTCGCACGAGCACCACCCCCAAGCAGATTGGCTTTGAATGCATCAATATTTGCCATTTATTTCTCTCCTGTTTCTTTATTTAGGATTATCCACCGATCTCTTCAAAGTTCACGCTTGTTCTAGCAGCAACAAAGTTCAATGTAATGAAGTTGATAGAGCGAGCTGGCTTGATGTAGATATCAGCAACGAATTGGTTCGTGTCGATAATTTGACCTGTGTTATTTGATTCATCGCAAACAACCTTGAAGTCATAGATACCACGACGACCTTGAACGTCACGTAGGAACGGTTCAACCAAGTTACGGAACTGAGCACGAGTGAAACCATCGTTAAATTCGAACAGTTGGTACTTAGAAGCAGTAGAGATAGACTTTTCTAGGATGATGAACAAGCGACGAACGTTGATACGATCAAACGCACTTGGCTTAGTCAACAATGTTTTGTCGCCGAATAGAACTGTGCCTTGTCCTGGGAATGTAACAACTGGGTTGATACCATTCTTGTACAATGTGTCACGTTCAGCTTGGCTTGGGTTGTACGCCAACTTAACAACGTTCTTGATAACGCCACGGTTGTAACCACCTGGAGAGAACCATGGGTCAGCTTTGTAGTCAGTACGAGCACATAGACCAGCGATGTCGCCGTTCAATGGGACGTAAGTATACTTGTCGTTGTACTTGTCGTACATATACTTGTAGCCAGAGTCCATAGAAGCATAAGAGCTTGATACGTTCACAGCATAAGTAGAAGCAGTGCGGTAAGCAACTAGGTTATTGAAGTCAGAAGACTTAGTAGCAACAGTCAAAGCAGTACCTGAGTCAACAGCAGCTGACACGAATGCGATACAGTCTTTGCGCACTTCAGCAACGCTGTTGATGACATAGTTAGCAACAACAGATTCAACTTCACCAACAGCAATCAGACCAACGTCAACGTTTTCTGTGTTAGTTAGAAGACCAAAAGCAGCGATCAAACCAGACTTGATGTTAGCATCGTGAGCCTTAGACGATACTGTAAAACCATCAATACCCTTACCGTTTGTTTGGATAGCAATAGCGCCAGAAGATTCTGTCAGGTTGTAACCAAGGTAAGTTGTATATGGACGCTTCATTGTCTTGAATACTACGTTACCGTTCATGCCTTGGGCAGAGATAGAAACGCCGAACGCAGAAGCAGAAGTTGTGTTCAAGTATGTTGATGTAACGATAGCGTCGATTTCGCGCAAGTCCCAGATATAATCAGAGTTGCGGTTCAATTGAGTCTTGTAGTAGTTGGCAGTGCCATCGTTCAAAACAGCATCAGATGCCTTTGATAGGAACGCATACTTTTCTAGAACAGTACCTTGAACGCCGCTGAAGTAACCAAGACGGTCAACAACAACAATGTGCATTTCGTCTTTAGCAGCAGCCAAACCGTTACCAGCAGCATAAGCAGAAGTGCCTGGAGCTTGGACGAATTGATCAGCATATTCCCAACGGAACACGATAGAAGTAACACCAGTTACGTTAGGGTTGCTTGTCAGTGTAGCGGCAGTAGCAGAAGCGATAGCAGCGATAGAAGATGTACCCAACAATGTACCAGTACCAGCAGCGCCAGACCAGAATTGCACAACAGTACCAACAGCAGCTTGAGTAGTGATAGCACCACCAGTGATTGCTAGAGCAGTTGAAGATTGAGTAGATGAGATAGTACCTGTAGCAACGTTGCTGAATGAGTCAGCATCGGCAACAGAAACTTTTAGCGAGTTACCCATAGCGCCTGGATAACGAGCAACCCATGTAGTAGCAGTTGAAGTAGTACCGTACCAATTAGATAGGTAATCATCGCTGCTTTTAATAGTGATGCCAGTTACGTCTTCAGACAAAGCATTCTTTGCGTCAGACACACCAGTAGTGTATGGAAGTGCGCGGATAACTACCATATTGCTTGAATATGATAGGAAGTTGGCAGCTGTAAAGAACGAGCGCGCAACGAAGTCGTTAACACCTTTTGGTGTTCCGAATGTTGTTGCCAAATCACTCTCATTAGAAAGTGTAATTGGCTGCTCGGCAGGTCCCCAGCGGAAGAATCCTGCTGTTGCACCGATTGACGCTGCAATTTGAGGAATTACCAGTGAGAGATCCTTCTCTACAACTGAAACTCCTGGAGAAACTTGAAATGGCATGGCTATGTCTCCTTGATACGATTATTTGTCGTTGTTATAACAACCCTTGTTTCATTCTTTTATTTAGTAAATCAGCATTTTCAGAAATTCTGAAGCACCTCGTCTGGACGACCATCATCGATGAATCCAAAGGGAGTCAGCTCCTCTTCAATCGCTAACATCTGCTTCTCGTACATAAGTCTTCTCAGATTATGGTCTTTGATACTCAATTCCTTGAAGTATGAGTTAGATGTCAACCAGCCAAATAATACCAATGGCATAACCAAGTCATCATGATATCCTTCATCCGCTGAGTAAGAGCCCTTTGTTTCAATGAACGTTGAGATCTCAGAGATAGTGTCGATATCGTTTACAATCAGTTTATTTTCTTCAATCAGACTCTTGAAGTTGTGGCATCCAGTGCGCTTGACCTTTTTGTCAGTCACCACACCAAATTGAGTCTTACCACCACCGAAACCACCAGAGACAACCTGTCCATTGGCAGTACGGTTCACGAAGATTAAGTTTTCATACATCAGTTCGTCGTGGAGAATGTAAGCCACCTGCTCGCTGATGTTGATTTCAACCAATACATATGCATCGTTGTAGTCACACGCAACCTTGTG